CGCCTAGGTGACCGGCCAACACAAACCAGAACCACCGCTCACCCTTCGGCGCTAATCTTTTCCCAGTTCGGCCGCGTCGGCTTCCGAAATGCCCGACAATTTCATGGCCACGTTCACGATGGGCTCAAGGTTGACCGCGGGCAGGGCACGCAACGCCCGGGCATCGTCGGCCGTAAACATGGGGGTGCCATCCGGATTGATGGCGCATGCGATGATGAGGGCCGCGCGAAAACTGGCCATGCGCAATTTGCCATCTTTGCCCACGATGGTTTTTTCAAACGCGTCGCGCTCGGTGCCAATCATGCCCTGAACCATGACGGTGCCAACGCCCGGGATTTCCGCGGGCATCTTCGGCCGCTCGGTGGCGGCCAACAGAACGTCGCGGGTTACAACGATAGACATGTATATTCTCCTTGAATGATTGCGTTAGTTGTTGGGGTGAACGGTGGGTTACGGTGTGATCGCGGGCACGCCGGTGGGCTGAACTTCAACCTTGCATTGGTAGGCTGTTTCAAGGTCCGAAACCCGATCGATGGTTTTGATGAACGCCGAAAACGCGATAATCTCCGCGCCCTTCGGATCCTGAATCGACATGTTCACCGGGGTTTCTGCGTTAAACGCCGTGAGAATGGCCGCGTGTGTAGCCTCTGCTTTGTCCCATGTCAGCGTCATGCCGAAGGATCCCAACTCGCGTTTGCCCGTCGATAGGTATTCGGCCCAACCACCCGTCGAATCATGCGCGGTGATCTCCTTCAAACCGCGCTGAAACTTGGGAAACTCCACCTTTTCAACGTTTGCAATTGCCGTCAATGCGGCCGAAACCGTGATCTTTACAATGACGCCCAAACCGCCTGATACTGCCATTTTAATAACTCCTTTCTGAAACTATGAAAATCAAATCTATGCGACATGTGAACGTGTCGCCCTCGTCGTTGTAGCCATCCATTTCGTTTTCAATGACTACTTCAAACACATCCGGGCCGCTAGGCCCACCCATTTGCCCGCGGAACCCCTGCCATGCCGCGCGCACCAACTTGGCCAAATCCTTGCAGGCGTCATACGTCAACGCTTGGGCGGTGAATTGGACGCGCGCCCGGTCCGTGATCCCAACGCCCGCGTGATCATGGCGCCGCGGCCCGCTGATCCGCTGATAGGCCACCGCGGGCAGGGCCGCATCCTGTGGGATATACAACGGGTAGAACCGCGCGCCGATCGCACCGGCCAACCCGGGGTTGGCATTGGCGTGTATCGTGATGGCCGCCTCTAAATCCATGCTCATGATTTCAATGAGGCCAACAGCACGTCGCCCACCCGGGCCGCGGCCGCATCGGCTTGACTATCCGCGGCCGGCCGTAGAAACGGCCGGGCCGCCATGCCCGTATGATGAACGGACCGCGCCAGGATGCGCCGGCCGCCGGCATAGAAACTCAACAGGCGGGCATTGGTGGCGGTGATCTCATGGGGCGCCGCGCCCGTCTCGTCAAATTTGTAATACCAGTGTTTCCGATCGGGGCCAATTTCGATTTCGACCGCCTGCCCGGTGTTGCTGACGGTTTCCATTTCGATATGTGGGCCGGGCGCGCCGCGCGCCGCGTCCTGCAATATCACGTCTGCCCCCGCCCGGGCGGCCGCTTCCAACTCTGCCGCCGGCGCCGCGGTGAGATTGCTTAGGATCCGCCGCAACTCATCGTTTCCGCTCACGTCTAGTTTGATGCTAGGCATAGGCCACCACCTCACGCGCCATGATGACCGTCTCACGCTGGCGTGAATTGGTGTGCGTGACTGACTGAATGTCAAAGGTCCGGGCACCCCACTGGATGCGCCAGGCCGGCACCACCTCCGGCCGATATCGAATCCGGATGCGGTGATTTATTTCGGCTTGTTCCTGCTTTTGGTCCATTGCTTCGCGGCCGGTTGATGGCTCAACCGCGGCCCATACCGTGATTACATCGGTCCACGCCACAACCTCGGCGCCACGTTGTGACCGGGCAACGGTCTTTTGCTGCAGCTTGATACGGTTGCGTAAATCACCGCCGCGCATAGTTAAACCCTCAACCTATAGGAACGATAGGACGCCAACAATTGGTCGACGCCAAAGGGGATTTTGGCCGCCGCCAGGCCGGCACCAATCACAACTTGCTCCCGGTTTTCATACAAATGGCCAATGATTAACAACATGGCATGTTTGATTGATTGCGGTATGAGGGTGTCCGACTCATAGCCGGCCGTGAAACGCACCGTGATGGGATCGGCCGCGGATAGCAAATCGCCCGGCCATGCTTGCCCAGCCTTTAGGACCAACCGCGCCGGGCGCGCGCCGGTGGCCAACAGATAGGCGGCCGGGTCAAACGTCTTTTGGATTTCGTCAGCCGTTCGATATGTGACGCTTACCACGCTCACAACTGGCCACTGCTTCAAAACAAACTGTGACCCACCCATCGACCACGGCCGATAGGTGGGCCACGCGTCTGCGTATTGCTCCCATGTTTGTGGCATTAACGCCAGGCGGGTTTGTTGCTCGACGTGTTCACGCGCCACCGTGCAAAGGGCCGACAGATACGCATCGTCGTGACTGCCGTCTACTCTGCATTGGTGTTTCGCCTCATCCACTGTGATGGGCTCAACGGTTGGCGGTGTGACCAATTTCATGGGTGTGGATTAGGGCGCCGGCGGGGCGGTTTTGGCCGCGGCTTTGGCGGCCTTATCCGCCGCGGCCGCATCCGCCGCGGCTTTGTCCGTCGCGGCTTTGTCCGCCGCGATGGCGTCGGCATCCCACAACACTGCGCGTTTGATGTTGATCAGCAAATTGCCAACCGGGGCGGGCACCGTTTTGACCGCGCCGGCGGCCTCAACGGATCCTTCCACAACGCACGCTTCGACAATCTTAATTGTCATTTCGGACGGGGCTTGTGTATCAGCCATGTGTATGCACTCCTTTTCAATGGGCCGGCGCCGATCGGCGCCGGCCGGATTACTTGCCAGGCGTCACCGCTTAGACGGTGATCGCATCGGGGATGAATGAGAAACTTTCGGGGTGCCGAACGGCAACGTCACAATCCTGCATTGAAACCACGCGCAACGCGCCGGTGAGGGCGCCCGCATACGGATCAACCATAATATCGAGGCCGGACCAAAGGCCGACAAACGCATCTTGGAAATTCCCGTGCAGGATGTAGGAAAGGTTTGTGCCGCTGCCCTTGGTGGCATCGCTCCGGATCTGGTTGGTGACATAGGCCGCATACCCGTTCAGCGGTGTGTCATTGCCCTGCCAAATCATGGTGTCATTGGTGCCCGCAACTTTCGGGGTGCCCTTGAGTTTGCCGCGCACTTTCGCATTGGTGATGTAGGCGATACGGCCCACGTCGGCATTGCTTTGGGCAATGGCCGTTTCCAACGCCACAATGTTGGCCCACGTCGGCACCGCGCCGTTGGTGCCCAACGCCACCACGCCAACACCGCTTTGCCCGACAATGCCCAACGGCTGATTGCTGGCGCCGGATCCATGGAAACCGGCCCGGTCAATCTCGAGCGCCAAAATCTGGGTGATGTCGTTGCGCACCATGGCCTCGACATCCAAAGATGATTGACTCAGCATCTTGCGCGACATTTGCACCACGCCGCCCACCGTTTTCGGGGTCATGGTCACTTGGTCAAATGCCTGTTGGCTGGCGGTGAGGGCCACGTTTTCACCCACCCAAAACGCCGACGCGCCGCCGGTCTGGCGGGGGATGGCCACGTTTCCCTGCAGGCCCGCCAGGAACGTGGCGCCGGCTTGCTGCAGGGTCAACCGGTTGCGCAAAACCTCGATGAATGACCCGGCCAACAGGTCCGTTTGGATGGTGTATCCGCCGGCGCTGGGGGTGCCCGCCAGCAAATCGCGCCGCTCACCGGCCGCGCCCTGCTTGGTCAACACATCGTTGGGCACATAGAAACCTTGGGCCGGCGCCTTTCGCTGCGCGGCCACCGCATCCGACGCGGCCTTTTCCAACCCGGCTTTGCTCCAATCCCTATCCGCGGCCGCCATGATGGCGCGCGCCAGGCTGTATTGGCGAACCTCGGTGTCACTCATGCCCACATCGGCGCCGCTTGTTTCGGGCCGAAGGGCGCCCGATCGGATATCCGCGCCGATCGCCTCGAGGGATTCAACGCGGGTGATGTCACCGCCCACGGCCGTGGCATCCGCCAAAATGGTGTCGAACCGGCCGCGCTCGTCGGCCGTCATGTCGCGCTTTTCTTTCTGCGCGGCTTCCAAAATCTTGTTGGCCTCATCGCGCAATTGCGTGACGCGCTGGCGTAACTCTCGTGCATTCATTTGAAATATCTCCGTGAAATCAGAATAGGGTTACCAGGTCCAACCGGCGCCGGTGATCGCTCAAACGCGCCTGCGTTTGGGCCGTCAACAGCTCGACCGGGGGCACCTGCCCCACGGCCGTGTTGGCCTGCAGTTGTGTTAGTTTGCTGCGGACGTGGGCCGACGTTTGGGCATAGGCCGGATAGGTGACCGGGCTCACATCAAACACATCGACCGCCAACAGGGTGCGGATTATTTGGGTGCCCACCATTTCCCACCGTTCGCCCGCGTCATCGTCGCAAACGAG